CAACTCTAGAGTACGCTCCAAACAGAAGATGGGTATCTCTTGCTCCACAACCAGGAACTTCAGTTGCGACTGGTTCTAGAGGTGGAAGATTTGATGAATTCCACATCGCAGTTATTGACGAAGGTGGCCTAGTTTCCGGCACTCCATATACCGTACTTGAAACTCTCACATATGTTTCAAAGGCATCGGATGGAAGAAACTCAGACGGTAACTCAACATTCTGGAAGAAGGCAATTGAAGACAACTCCAAGTATGTTTTTGCTGGAGATGACGATCTAGTAACTAAGTTAACCGAAACTCTTGCTCTAGAGTATATTGACGTTGACGGAAATGTACAGGTTGGAGATGGAGACCTTGGAGAACCAAGTCAGAATCAAGTATTCAGACTCTTCAAGAATGCATCTGGTCTTCCACAGTTAGGTTACATCTTAAATGGTGGAACCAACTACGACTACTCAACCCCAACAAAACAGAATACAATCACAAACCAACTTGCAACTGCATATGAGTTTGTAAGAGATCCAGAGACATTTGGTGACATTGACTTCCTAGTTCCAGGTAAGATTACTGAGACTGTTGCTGTCAAACTAATTGACATTGCAGAATCAAGAAGAGATTGTATCGCAACCATTTCTCCTAGAAGAACTGACGTTATTAATTCTGAGTCTACAACAATCAAGACGGATTCAATCATTGGATTCTTCAAGACTCTACCAAGCACATCATTTGCAATCTTTGATTCTGGTTACAAGTACATCTATGATAAGTATAACGATAAGTATCGTTACGTTCCTTGTGCTGCAGACGTTGCTGGTCTTTGCATCTCAACGACAATCAACTCAGAGACTTGGTTCTCACCTGCAGGTTACAACAGAGGAAATCTACGTAATGCACAGAAACTTGCATACTCGCCAAAACAGGCAGAAAGAGATCGTCTCTATGTAAATAGAATCAACCCAGTTGTTTCTTTCCCAGGTCAAGGTATCGTTCTCTTTGGTGACAAGACCGCTCTTGCTTCTCCTAGTGCATTTGACAGAATTAACGTTCGTCGCCTATTCATTGAACTAGAGAAAAACATTGCTGCGTTCTCCAAGTTCCAACTATTTGAACTCAATGACGAGATCACCAGAAGTGGTTTCAAGTCAGCGGTTGAACCATACCTCAGAGGTGTTCAAGGTAGAAGAGGTATCTACGACTTCCTCGTTGTTTGTGACTCTTCAAACAACACACCTGATGTAATTGATCGTAATGAGTTCAATGCTGAAATTTACATCAAACCAGCAAGAAGCATCAACTTCATCACAATCACCTTTATTGCAACGAGAACTGGTGTTTCGTTCAATGAACTAATCAACTAATTCATTATTTTCGTTAACAAATTCTAGGAGAAAACTAAAATGGCTAGAGGTATTTCCGAATTTAAGTCTCGTCTTGCTAAAGGTGGTGCAAGACCCAACCTATTCTTGGTGAGACTAAATTTCCCAACCACACTTTCAAACATCGTTGACATTGACAACATTGATTCTGCAACTGACCTAACTGGTCAGGCAGAATTCCTTGTCAAGACTGCTCAACTTCCTGCTTCCACGATTGGTGTAATTGACGTTCCTTTTAGAGGAAGAATGCTCAAAGTTGCTGGTGACAGAACTTTTGAACCATGGTCAGTTACCGTTATCAATGACGGTGCATTCAGACTCCGTAAGGCGTTTGAAACATGGTCAAGAGGTGTTAACGCTCTCACCGAGAACGTTTCACAACTCGGTTACGGTTCTGGAGATCCTATCTCATACTGTGTTGACATGACCGTGTTCCAACTCAGCAGAGATAACCAGACACCAAGCAAGACTCCAACCAACATGACCGCTCTCGGTGAAGATGGTATGGAAGTAATCCGTGCATATAAGTTCTATGATGCATGGCCTTCTTCACTATCTGCAATTGATCTCTCATACGAGTCAAATGATCAGGTTGAAGAGTTCACAGTTGAGTTCCAGTATAACTACTACGAAGTAACTACTCCATCTCTAGATACAGCAGTTGGTTCGTAATAAATAGAGTTGATATAAAGACTATTATACTATGTCTCAACTATTTGGATTCTCTATTGAGGAGCGTAAGAAAAAGGAAAAACTGATTTCTCCCGCTCCTCCTAATAACGATGACGGCACCTCCGTAGTAGCGGCAGGTGCCTATTTTGGTCAGTATGTAGATATTGATGGAGTACCAAAAAATAATAACGAATTTGAATTAATTCGTAAGTATAGGGAAGTTGCACTTCATCCAGAGTGTGACAACGCAATTGATGACATTATCAATGAATCTATTAGTAGTGACTTGGATTTTGCTCCAGTCAAGATTGAACTATCTAATTTAGAAACTAGTGATAAGATTAAGAAAAATATTAGAGAAGAATTTAATTATATTTTACGTCTATTGGATTTTGATAGAAGGTCTCATGAAATTTTTAGACGTTGGTATACCGATGGAAGACTTCATTATCATAAACTAATTGACTTTGATAATCCATCTGAAGGAATTAAAGAACTTAGATATATTGATGCTCTTAAAATCCGCAAGGTCAGAGAAGTTGTAAAGAAGAGAGAAAATCAATTCTCTGTTGACCCAACTGCAAGGTATGACTACGGTGAAACTATAGAGTACTATTTGTATTTCCCATCGGGATATAAGGCGGATCAAAACAAAGGAATCAGAATCACCAATGATGCAATCACATTTGTATCGTCTGGTTTGATGGATCACAATCACAATATGGTGATTAGTCATCTACACAAAGCAATTAAGTCTGTTAACCAACTACGAATGATTGAAGATTCGTTGGTTATCTACAGACTATCAAGAGCACCAGAACGTCGTATTTTCTATATTGACGTTGGTAATCTACCAAAGATGAAAGCGGAACAATACCTGAGAGAGGTTATGTCTCGCTACAGAAATAAACTGGTTTATGACTCTGCAACTGGTGAGATTCGTGATGACCGCAAGCACATGAGTATGCTTGAGGACTTCTGGCTTCCTCGCCGTGAAGGTGGACGTGGTACAGAAATCACTACACTTCCTGGTGGACAAAACCTAGGAGAACTGGAAGACGTTAAGTACTTCCAGAAGAAACTTTATAAGTCTCTTAACATTCCTCTCTCAAGATTAGAACAGGAGTCTTCATTCACAATCGGTAGATCTAACGAGATCACCAGAGATGAACTCAAGTTTGCAAAATTTGTTGGGCGCCTACGTAAGAAGTTCAGTGATCTTTTCCTTGATATTCTCAGAACTCAGCTGATCCTAAAGGGTATTCTCACTCCAGACGACTGGGATAACATGAAAGAGAATATTCAGTTTGACTATATCTTTGATAATCATTTCACAGAACTCAAGAACAACGAACTACTCACAGACAGACTAAATTCGGTCAACCTAGTAGAACCATATGTTGGTAAGTACTTCTCTGCCGACTATGTAAGAAAACAGATTCTGCAGTTCACTGATGAAGAGTGTGAAGAGATTGATCTCCAGATTCAGAAAGAGATTGAACTCGGTATTATTGCAGATCCAAATGCAATGATGGATCCATCAATGGGAGGTATGCCAGCTGATGGTGGCGGAGCTCCTGCGGATCAAGGTGGAGGCGGAGGTGATTTAGATACCGCATTCGCATCCGCAATTTCCTCATCTGATTACGAGAAAGGAAATATTTAATAAATAATTATTGTATAAATGGAGTATATTATGCCATCTATTGCACGAGAAATTGTTGACGCAATTCTTGATAAAGATAATGTAAATGCAAATGAAAAAATTTATGATGCGCTCTATGGTAAGAGTTCTGAAGAACTCATTGCGAGAAAGGCTGTAATTGCACAACATTTCTTTAATCCTGAATTTGACGGAAACCAACCTGATAATAATGTAGAAATTGAAGACACCGAAGAAACCCAAGAGTAATTCCAATGAAACTAATATCAGAAGAAATCGTAGATATTCAATTTATTGCCGAAGAAAAGAACGGCAGTAAATCATATTTTATTGAAGGTGTTTTCCTTCAATCCGATATTAGAAATCGCAACGGAAGGATGTATCCTTTTGATACTCTAAATAGGGAAGTATCAAAATATAATGAAAATTATATTCAAAAGGGAAGAGCTCTTGGTGAGTTGGGTCATCCTGATGGACCAACAATTAACCTAGACCGCGTTTCTCACAAGATCGTTTCTTTACAATCTGAAGGTAAAAACTTCATCGGTAAAGCAAAGATCCTAGAGACTCCTATGGGTAAGATCGCAAAGAACTTACTTGATGAAGGAGTTAAACTCGGAGTTTCTTCAAGAGGCCTCGGATCCATTGAGAGAAGAGGTGATACTAATGTCGTTAAAGACGACTTTATGCTTTCTACTGCAGCAGACATCGTTGCAGATCCATCTGCTCCTGACGCTTTTGTTGAAGGAATTATGGAAGGTAAAGAGTGGATTTGGACCAATGGTTGTTGGAAAGAATCTTCTCTAGAAAGAGCAAAAAGATATCTGGATGAGTCATCATCTACAGAACTACTAGATAGAAAACTTCAAGTTTTTGAAGCGTTCTTACGTAACATAAAAATTTCATAAATACTAGTAGAAAATACCATTTTCTTTAGAGGGAAACCCATGTCCGATAATACATTTGAAATCTTAAGCGAGGAGCCAGTAACTGCACACGCAAAGCCTGCAGAGAAAATGCCTCGTATTGTTAACACCAATCCAGGTCAGTCAGGTTCTGCTGAAGATCTTGGTGGACCACTAATCAAACCATCTCCAAACACCGAACCAACCCCAGGTAAGGCTGCTTCTGCGAAAGCTAAAAAGCTTTCCAACAGAATTACTCAGGGTGCAGGTGCTGCAGATGCAATGCCACATCTTCAAGGTTCCGCGCCTGGTCAAAAGGGCATGAAGGAAGAAGAAGAGATGGACGAAGATCAAATCCTCGCTGAAAAATCCTACGAAAAGGAAGAAGAGGATGAGGATGAAGATGAGAAAGAAGAGAAGGAGTCAAAGAAGGCTTCTAAAAAGATGAAGGAAGATCTAGAAGTTGATGTTAGAGAGGATGTTGCCGCTCTACTCAACGGTGAAGATCTTACCGAAGACTTCAAGTTCAAGGCAGCAACTATTTTTGAAGCTGCTGTAAAGGCAAAAGTTGTTGAAGAACTTGAAAAGTTTGAACAGATTTATGAGATGAGACTTCAAGAGGAAGTTGAAGAGATCAAAGAGTCTCTAGAAACCCGCGTTGAAGCACATCTTGATTACGTATCCGAGCAATGGCTAGTTGAGAACCAACTCGCTGTTGATAACGGACTACGCAGTGAGTTGGCAGAAGAATTCATTCTTGGCATCAAGAATGTATTTGAATCTTGTTATGTAGATATCCCTGAAGATAAGTATGATATTCTCGGCGAAATGGCTGAGAGACTAGATCAAATGGAAGAGAAACTCAACGAGCAGATTGAAGTTAATGTTGAGCTAAATTCGGCAATCGGAGAATTTATCAAAGATGGAATCATTGCAGAAGTATCCGAAGGTCTCGCTCAAACACAAAAAGAAAAACTCGCTTCTCTAGCAGAAGGTGTTGAGTTCATTAGTGAAGAATCTTATCGTGAAAAAATTGAGATGATTAAGGAAAGTTATTTCCATAAATCACCATCTTCTTATGCAGAAGATCTTGTTGAACAAACCCAAACTATTAATGTTGAAGGACCAATGGCAGCTTATGCAGCAGCCCTTTCTAAGTGGTCTAAGTGATAAATTCTATAAATATTAATAGATTCCTAACAATTAACTAACACCAATAGGAGTTAAAAACCAATGTATAACGCAGAACAACTTCAAGAGAAGTGGGCTCCCGTTCTGGAGCACACAGGTCTTGACTCAATCAAAGATCCACACCGTAAAGCTGTTACAGCTATCCTTCTAGAGAACCAAGAGCGTTTCCTACGTGAAGAGCGTGGAATGCTTAATGAGGTCGCTTCGTCACCAACCAACTCGGCTGGTACTGGTGGTTTCACTGGTTCGGGTGCTAACCCACCTGTTGCAGGTTTTGACCCAGTTCTAATCTCACTCATCAGACGTTCAATGCCAAAACTAATGGCATATGATCTCTGCGGTGTTCAGCCAATGAGTGCTCCAACTGGTCTAATCTTCGCAATGCGTTCGCATCGTGGTACTGACCGTGATGGTAACGGCGCGAATCCAAACGTATTCACCAACGAGACCTTCTACAACGAAGTTCCTTCTGGTTACTCTGCTGCTGGTGGTACTTACTCTGCAGCAACTGGTGAAGGTGCAACCAACCCTGGCGTACTTAACGCTTCTGGCGATTATGCATACGTCGGTGGTATGAACACCACTTCACTTGAGCAACTCGGTTCTGATGCATCTGCTGCATTCCGCGAGATGTCATTCAGCATTGAAAAGGTTGCAGTTGAAGCAAAGGGTCGTGCCCTCAAGGCTGAGTACTCACTAGAACTCGCTCAGGATCTCAAGGCAGTTCATGGTCTAGACGCTGAGACCGAACTCGCTAACATCCTTTCGGCAGAAGTTCTTGCTGAGATCAACCGTGAAGTAGTTCGTACCATCTACGTAACTGCAAAGCCTGGTGCTCAGAACAACGTTGCTAACGCAGGTACTTTTGACCTAGACGTTGATTCAAACGGTCGTTGGATGGCAGAGAAGTTCAAGGGTCTCATTTATCAAATTGAAAGAGACGCTAACGCAATCGGTCATGAGACTCGTAGAGGGAAGGGTAACTTCCTCGTCTGTTCTGCAGACGTTGCAAGTGCTCTCGCAATGGCAGGTGTAATGGACTACACCCCAGCACTCAACGGTAACAACGCTCTTGCAGGTGTTGATGATACCGAGTCAACCCTAGTTGGCACACTCAACGGTAGAATCAAGGTTTATGTTGATCCATATTCCGCAAACATCTCTGATGAGCACTTCTATGTAATGGGTTATAAGGGTTCGTCTGCTTATGATGCAGGTCTATTCTACTGCCCTTACGTTCCTCTCCAGATGGTTCGTTCTATCGGTCAGGACACCTTCCAGCCAAAGATTGGCTTCAAGACACGTTACGGAATGATCGCAAACCCATTCTCACGTGGCACCACTCAGTCTTCTTCTGCACTTGTTGCAAACAGCAACGTTTACTACAGAAGAACTCGTGTAATCAATCTAATGTGATCCATTTTTCACATATCTCAAGAGGGTCTTCGGACCCTCTTTTTTTGTCCTAAATAAAAATAAAAATGGCTGCAAATTTTGTAAACAACGATAATTGTCCACAGAATTTTCTTTCTGGTGTTGGGTTTCAGTTTGACATTAAAGATTTGCCTGGTGTATCTTTTTATTGTCAGTCTGCAAACGTTCCATCAATAAGTCTTGCCACTGCTACACAGGCAACTAGATGGAATACCATTACTCATCCAGGAGATGAAGTCAATTATGATGATTTATCCATCAGATTTTTGGTGGACGAAGAGTTAAAAAATTATATCTCACTACACAAATGGATTAGATTTTTGGGTCACCCAGAATCAACAAATGACTTTGGTATGACTGTTGGGGATACCTATGAAGAAAAGACATACAGTGATGGAGTTCTTTTTATTCTGGATTCCAACTTCAACAAAAAATTTAAAATTGTTTTCCAAGATTTATTCCCAGTTAGCCTAGGTGGATTAAATTTTGATTCTACTTATGGAGACACGGAATATTTTGCTGTAGACGCAACCTTTAAATACACCATATATAATATTACTGACATCAATGATAAAGGTTTATGATTACACTTGAAGATATTAAATCCCAATGGGCTGAAGACTCTAAAATTGATGGTGACATTCTAGATGAAGAATCTCTAAAAATTCCACAACTCCACAGCAAGTATCTCAACTACTTGTCTGATGTAAAACTCTTAAAGATTAAAAAGGATCAGGAATACAAAACTCTGATTAGAGAAAAATTTGAGTACTATACTGGTAAAGCAGAACCAGAAGTATATCAAGATAAACCCTTTGATCTCAAAATACTTAAACAGGATCTTGCATTGTATATGGATAGTGATCCTGAAATTCAACTGTTACAAACTCGTATAAATTACTATGAGGAAATAATTTATTTCCTTGAAAAAGTTTTAAGTTGTATCAACAATCGCGGTTTCCAAATTAAGAACAGCATTGATTGGCAACGATTTATGCAAGGTAGTGTTTGATGACAGATGTAATTATTCAGAAGAAGAACGAAGTTTATCTTTCAGTTGATTGCGAACCTCATATCAAGTATGAATTATCCGAATACTTTACCTTTGAGGTTCCAAACGCAAAATTCATGCCACAGTACAAAAGGAGACTGTGGGACGGTACAATAAAATTATTCAGTCCAGCTAATGGTGAGATATATGTTGGACTCTACGACTATCTTGTTGAATGGCTGGACACTAGAGAATATACATACGAGGATAAAGAAAACAAATTCTATGGTCTCCCAAAAGAATCAAATGAATTAATTTCTGCACCTGGAATTGTAGATTATGTTAAGTCTTTGAATATTCCATTTAAGGTCAGAGACTATCAGTACACTGCAATCTATCAGGCATTAAAGTACAATCGTAGACTATTACTATCACCAACTGCATCTGGAAAGTCTCTGATGATCTATGCTATCACTAGATATTTTGCAGACAGTGATAGATCAGTTTTAATTGTAGTTCCAACTACATCCCTAGTTGAACAGTTAGTTGGTGACTTTGATAGTTACGGATGGAGTTCCGATGATTACTGTCATAAGATCTATGCTGGTAAGGACAAACAAACTAACAAACCAGTTATTGTAACTACATGGCAATCCATCTATAAGATGCCAACAAACTGGTTTGAACAATTTGATGCTGTCATTGGAGACGAGGCACACCAGTTCAAAGCAAAATCTTTGATTGGTATCATGACAAAGTTACATAACTGCAAACATCGTATTGGATTCACAGGAACTCTGGATGGATCAAATACGAATCAGTTAGTGTTAGAAGGTCTGTTTGGACCAGTTAATAAAGTGGTCAAGACCAAACAATTAATTGACAAAGGATATCTTTCTAATCTGAAAATTAATATTCTTCTACTACAACATGAAGAGTCGTCATTTGAGTCGTATCAAGAGGAAATGGACTACATTTGTCGTCATGAACGACGAAACAAATTCATTCAGAATCTTGCTATCAACCAAAAAGGAAACTCATTGATTCTATTTGCATATGTAGAGAAACACGGCCAGGTACTCTACGATATGATAAATAGTAAAGTATCTGATGGTAGAAAAGTCTTCTTCGTACATGGTGGTGTGGAGACAGAAGACAGAGAAGAAGTAAGGAGAATTACTGAAGAAGAATCTGATGCTATTATTATTGCATCCTATGGTACATTCTCAACTGGTATTAATATTCGTAATCTACACAATATTATATTTGCTTCTCCATCTAAATCAAGAGTTAGAAATTTACAATCAATAGGTAGAGCTTTAAGAAAGAGTGAGTCAAAAGATTCAGCAACTCTATATGATATTGCAGACGACTTTACTAAAGGGGAAAGAAGAAACTATACTTTAAATCACATGGTAGAGAGAGTAAAAACTTATTCTCAAGAAAACTTTAATTATGAAATTATCCCAATTAACTTTAGGAGAAAGAACGAATGAATTCAGAATTTCTTGGTCTCATCAAATTGATATCTGGAGAGGAGATTATTGGTAATATTATTGTTTGTGAACAAGAGAATGGATTTGTAATTGAGAATCCTTTTGTTGTTGATGAAGAAATTATTGAAACTCCAAAGGGAGAAATGCTCAAAGTAGATCTCAGACCTTGGATCAAGTTCTCTCAGGAAGATATTGTGTTTGTTGAGAAAGAGAAAACCATCACTGTATACGAGGCAGATCAACGTATCGTTTCAATCTACAATCGTACAGTTAAAAAATATTTTAACCTTGGAGATACATCTAAAGTTAAACTAGACGAAGAGATGGGATTTAAGTCTAAAGTAGATGATGCAAGGAAGCTCTTAGAAAATATCTATAAGTTAAGCTAGATGTTTCTCTGAACCCTGACAGAGTTATTATAGAGACTTTCTGGGGCCTTGTCAAGGGCCCCATTTCCATGTTATACTGTATACACGTTACGAACCGTACCATGCTTCATGAAAAAGAAAGAACACTATGTAAATAATAAGGACTTCCTTGATGCGTTAGTCCAATATAGAAAACAGGTTCAAGAAGCTAAAGATCTCGGTAATCCCAAACCAAAGGTTCCCGAATATGTTGGAGAGTGTTTTCTGAAGATTGCAACTCACCTTTCGTATCGTCCAAACTTTGTGAACTATATGTTCAAAGACGATATGATCTGTGATGGCATTGAAAACTGTCTTCAATACATTGACAACTTTGATCCTGCAAAGTCAACAAATCCCTTTGCATATTTTACTCAGATTATTTACTTCGCATTCCTTCGTCGTATTCAGCGAGAGAAGAAACAACTTGATATCAAAGCTCGTATTCTAGAGAAGTCTGGTTTTGATGAAGTGTTCTCTGTTGATGAGGGATCTGGATTTAGTATGTCTGATATGAATAGTATTAAAGAGTCTCTTGAAATTAAGGTGAACCGATGACTATTGCTCTTATTACAGATCAACATCTTGATGGAAGAAAGTCATCCCAGATCTTCTGGGAATACTTCATGAAGTTCTATCAGGAAGTATTTTTCCCATACCTACAGAAAAATAAGATCAAGAATCTTATTGATATGGGTGATACATTTGATAATAGGAAAGGTATTGATTTAGCTGCATGGCATCGTATCAAGACTGAGTATTACGATACTCTAGAGAAGATGGGTATTACTGTGCATATGATTGTAGGTAATCATACTGCATACTATAAGAATACCAATAAGATCAATACACCAGAACTTCTTTTGGAGTCTTATAAAAATATCAACATCTACAGTGAAGTCACTGATATTGAAGTTGAGGGATTGAAGATCACTATGTTACCGTGGGTCAATTCTGAGAATAGAGAGAAGGTCAGGGAACATCTATCCAATACAGATTCCCGAGTTGTAATGGGACACCTTGAAATTAATGGATTCATGGCACACCCAGGACATGTATTTACGGGTGGAACTGATGCATCTTTCTTCCATAAGTTTGATAAAGTATTCTCTGGTCATTTCCATCACCGATCAGAGAAAGGAAACATCAAGTACATTGGAAATCCCTATGAACTTTATTGGAATGACTATGGTGAGAAACGTGGATTTAGTTTGTTGAATCCAAAAACTCTTGAAACTGAGTTTGTTCAAAATCCTTATAAGATGTTCCGAAAGATATTTTATAATGATGCAAAAAATGACTACAAAGTTTTTAATGTATCTGAATACAAAAACAGTTATATTAAAATTATTGTAGAGGAACGTTCAAACAACCGTATGTTTGAACAGCTAGTTGAAAGACTCTATGATATTGGTATTCACGATCTTAAAATTATTGAAGACGAAAACTTTAATTTTGAAGATGACTCCGTTGGTCTGGAGTGTGAAGATACCCTCACTACTTTAAATAGATACATAGAAGAGATAGAATCAACTGTAAATAAAACAGAACTGAAATCTATCATTAAGTCTATTTACGTAGAAGCTTGTGAGTTGCAGTAATGTACATCTTAACTCTAAAAGAAAATCAAGGTGAAGGTGCTTTCGCCGTAGAAACTAAAAGTGGCGAAAAAGTTCTTCAACTCTTTGAAGAGTATGATGATGCACAACGCTATATTGTTCTTTTAGAGGCAGACAATTTTCCAGAGATGGAAGCGATGGAAATAGAACCCGAGCAGGCCATTGCGGCTTGCGAGAGATTCGGGTATAATTACACCATTATCACTCCAGATGACTTTGTAATCCCTCCAGTTCAACCTTCTTATGATTTTATTTAAAAGTGTTTCCTATAAAAACTTTCTTGCTGCTGGAAACAACCCGATTAAGATTGATCTGAATAGTCATGGAACCACTCTGATTGTGGGTCAAAATGGTGCAGGTAAAAGTACCATCATTGAAGCACTGGTATTTGCACTATTCAATAAGTCTTTCCGAAAGGTCAATAAGAATCAACTCATTAACTCAATCAATGAAAAAGATTGTGTAGTAGAAGTTGACTTCTCCATTGGTAGCGTTGATTGGAAAGTTCGTAGGGGAATTAAACCAGCCATATTTGAGATCTATAGGAATGGAAATATTCTAGATCAAGCTTCTTCTGCTGTGGATCAACAGAAGTGGTTTGAACAGACCATCCTTAAGTTGAACTATAAGTCATTTACTCAGATCGTAGTTCTTGGTTCGTCAACTTTTGTTCCTTTTATGCAACTTCCTGCAGCAAGCCGCAGAGAAGTTATTGAAGATCTATTGGATATTAAGATCTTCTCTACCATGAATGTGATTCTAAAAGATAGAATTAAAACAACGGGAGAAGAACTAAAAGAAACCGAAAGTCAGATCCAATTCCTCAAGGAGAAGGCAGAACTACAGAAAGATTTTATTCGCACAATTGAGTCACAGAACAAAAAGACTATTGATCAAAAAAGAGAAAAGATTGAGACTTTAAACCATGATATCTCTAATTGTGAAACCAAAATCTCTGAGATGGAGGATCAAATTAAACAGAAAGAAAAAGAACTTGAAGGTTATAAAACAATTGAAAAAGAACTGAAGACTCTAGAGAAACATTCACACGGATTCTCTGCAAGAATTAAAGACTTTGAAAAGAGTAAAAAGTTCTATGCAGAAAATGATACTTGTCCCACATGTAATCAGGGACTCAGTGATGATTTAAAGTCTGCAGCAATAACTGAGGGAGATAAAGAGATTCGTAAGTGTGAGAAAGCACTTCAAAAAGTAGAGAAAGAAATATCTGATATCAATACAAAGATTGAAGAGAAAAATAATATTGTTAATACAATTTCCGACTACACATACGAGATTCGTAAGTACATAAACAACATAACTTCAAATAATAAATTTATTCGTGATATTGAAGATGAGATTAATGATCTAAAAACTAACCGAGGTAACGCTGAGGTTGAGAAGAGGAAGTTAGCTGAGATTGCGGGTGAAGGCCTTGCAGTCCAGAAGAACATTTCTCGTCTCAAAGATGATCGTAGAAATTATGATCTGATCTCCAGTCTATTAAAGGATACTGGTATCAAGTCTATGATCATTAAGAAGTATCTGCCGGTGATGAATAAACTCATCAATCAGTATTTGCAGATGTTAGACTTCTACGTTAACTTTACTCTTGATGAAGAGTTCAATGAAAGTATCAAATCTAGATTTAGAGATGACTTTACTTATTCTTCATTCTCCGAGGGTGAGAAGATGAGAATTGATTTGGCTCTGATGTTCACTTGGAGATCGGTTGCTAAACTTAAGAACTCTGCAAATACAAACCTTTTGATTTTGGATGAAGTATTTGATTCTTCTCTTGATGTTGCAGGTACAGAAGACTTCCTGAGAATTCTTCGTGGAGTTACTGATGGTTCAAACATCTTTATCATTTCTCATAAAGGTGAACTATTGCATGATAAGTTTGATCGTGTGATGAAGTTTGAAAAGGTTAAAAACTTTAGTAAAGTTTCCATCTCATAAGTAATCCTTATCGGAGGCCTCCTTGACGGGGGCCTCTTTTTGTCGTATTATAGCTTCATACACAGGAACCCCAGTATGACTATCAATCGTCAAGTTAAGAGTAATCTCGCTAAACTTCTTGCGACCGAGAATCTGACTGTGGAACACGATAATGTTCCGACTGCATCTTTTGATGTGGAGAATCGTGTTCTGAGTCTTCCTATCTGGGAAAATATGGGTGACGATGTGTATGACCTTCTTGTAGGTCATGAAGTGGGTCATGCAATCTACACTCCAAATGAGTGGGGAGATACCTATGGTATCCCTCAGTCTTATCTGAACGTTGTTGAAGACGCTCGTATTGAACGTCTGATGAAAGTAAAATATCCTGGTCTCACCAAGTCTTTCTATCGTGGTTATTCTGAACTGAATAAAGAAGACTTCTTTGAGATCAAAGATAGTAATCTGAATGAACTTACTTTGATTGACCGTATCAATCTGTACTTCAAGATCGGTATTCATGACGTTGCAACTTTGATTCCTTTCTCAGAAGAAGAATCTTCTTTTGTTGAGTTGGTTCGCAACACAGAATCTTTCCCTGACGTTATTGATGTTTGTCGTCAGATTCTGGAGTATGTGAAGAAGAACAAGAAGAAAGAAGATGAAATTGATGCTCCTGCTCCTACTACTGAAAACAATAATTCTGGTTCTCTGTCTGCTGATACTATTCCTACTCAAGGTAATTCCGAACAGGAGGAAGATGGTGAATCTGATGAAAAACGTGAAAAGGAAACTGATGGTGAATCTGAGAACAAAACTCAGTCGTCTGGTGGAGATAAACTAGATGATGACTTTGAAGATGATATTGAAGAGTCTTCTACCGATCAGGCTTGGGAAAAGAATCAACGTAAGTTTGTTACGAACAGTCGCAAGAACTATGTTTATGTGACTCCTCCCAATGTTGACTGGGACAAACATATCGTTTCCATTGAAGAGTTTTCTTCTGATATGGATCGTTGTATGTCCGAAATCTCTGAGAAAACTGCTATCAGTTGGAATGATGAACTGAAGTACATCGGTAAAGAGTGGATTGAATCTTGGAAACAATCCTACAATGAATTCAAGAAAGAAAGTAACAAAGCAGTTTCTTTTCTGATCAAAGAGTTTGAGATGAAAAAGAAAGCAAATGAGTACAATCGTTCTTCATTTGCCAAAACTGGAGTTCTTGACACCAACAAACTGACTTCTTATAAGTGGTCGGATGATCTCTTCAAGAAGACTTCTGTTGTTCCTACTGGTAAGAATCATGGTCTGATCATGTATATTGATTGGTCTGGTTCTATGGATGATAATTTGGAAGGAACCATCAAACAACTTATCAATCTTGTAGTCTTCTGCAAGAAAGTTCAGATTCCTTATCAAGTTTTTGCATTCGTAGACAATTCAAATGATATCTATGAAGCATTTGATAAGTGTGAAACTCATCGTGAGGTTGCTATTCTTGGTAGGTTCAAACTTGTTGAATTCTTCAACAGTTCTTTGAACACTAGGGAACTGGATGCTCAGATTCATCGTGTTTGGAATCTGATGAAGTGCATTCAGTATCGTTATGATCTCCACGAACATCGTAAGTATGATCTTGGTAGTACTCCTCTAAATGATACTATCTTCGCAGCAATTCATCTCTTCAACAAGTTCAAGAAACGTTTTAATGTTGATAAAATCAACACTGTGTTTCTGACTGATGGAGAATCAAACGCTCTCACTATCACAGAAAAAGTTGAGAACCGTAAGAATCATGAAGTTCATTATCGTCGCAAATCTATTCAGTACTATTATGATGCAATCATCTGTCTGAAAGATCCTAAGACTGGATATATGGATCATGATATTAACAGTTCTTCTACCTGGCAAGAGAATGCATTTAAGGTAACTTCTCGTCTTCTGGAATACTACAAGTGGATGACTAACTCTACTGTTGTTGGATTCCGTTTGTCTAAACCAGGACAAGCAGGTGCTATTATGTCCGCTACTAAAAAGTCTGAGGAGGATAGTGCATCCATCAACAAATCTTGGAAGAATGAAAAGTTCTTTGTCTCCACTAATCTTGGTTATGATGAACTTTATGTAATTCAACTGAATGATGATTACATGGGTAAAGTATCTGAGATCAAAGCAGATCACACTTCTACCGCTAACAAACTCAGGAATGAGTTTAGGAAACATGTTAAGTCCAAGATGTTCAATAAGATCATCTTATCTAAGTTCGTGGACCAGATCGCTTGACAACCCCTGGCGTTTGGCGTATTATAGCCAAGTAACGGACCTGACCACCCAACCATCTTTACTATGAACACCAAAGTTGAAACCATGATCACTAATCTGACCGAACAGTTCGGTCAGACTGTCACTCGCAAACAACTGGTTGCATATTCTGAAACTGCAGAAGTTTCTCTTGCAACTATTTGTAAGCGTTTGGAACCTTATAAGACTGGTCGTGGTGTTTGGAACCTGACTGTACAAGAGAAACTGGAACAAACTTATGCTAAACCTTCTGTAGAACCTGTAGTGCAACAAAACCTTATTCCTGCAAAAGATGATAACTTCGTCAGCTTTGGTAACTTTTCGGATGTTAAAAAAATTATCAAGTCTGGTATTTTCTATCCTGTCTTTATCACTGGTCTCTCTGGTAACGGTAAAACTTTCGGTGTTGAACAGGCTTGTGCTCAACTGAAACGTGAATTGATTCGTGTTAACATCACGATTGAAACTGATGAAGACGATCTGATCGGTGGTTTCCGTTTGGTTGATGGTTGCACCGCATGGCACAATGGTCCAGTGATTGAAGCACTGCAACGTGGTGCTGTTCTGCTTCTGGATGAGATTGACCTTGCATCTAACAAGATCATGTGTCTGCAATCTATCCTTGAAGGTAAGGGTGTATTCCTGAAAAAGACTGGTCAGTATATCAAACCTGCTCCTGGTTTCAATGTGATTGCAACTGCAAACACCAAAGGTAAAGGTTCTGATGACGGTCGTTTCATCGGTACGAATGTTCTCAATGAAGCATTCCTTGAACGATTTGCACTGACGTTTGAACAGGATTATCCGACTGCTCGCATTGAAGGTCAGATCATGACCAAACTTGCCAATGATCTTGGTCTTGAGAATACCGAAGAGATGATCAAGAATCTTGCTACGTGGTCCGAAATTATTCGTAAGACCTTCAATGAAGGTGGTGTTGATGAAGTAATTTCTACTCGTCGTTTGATTCACATCATTCGTGCATACGCTATCTTCCAGAACGTGGAGAAGTCTATCTCTGTCTGTCTGAATCGTTTTGATGATGATACCAAACAATCTTTCCTTGATCTGTATGAAAAGATCATGAAACCTGTAGAGGAAACCGAAACTCAAGAAACGCTTGACGAGTCGGATCCTTTCTGATATAATTCTTTGGGGGGTCATCCCCCCTTTTCTATGGAGTTTTGATTTTATGCAATGGAAGTATACAGAGGACAAAATCCTCAAAGATATTGAAGATTATGTTGTCAGTACCTATCATGGTCACTATTGTGGCGATGAAGAAGGGTATGATGATATTCAAACCATTGATTTGATGGCTGCAAAGAAACTTGCTGCAGGTTTCTGTCAGGCTAATATCCTGAAATATGGAAGTCGGTATGGTGATAAAGATGGTCGCAATAAACGTGATCTTCTGAAGGTGATTCATTATGCAATGCTTCTGATGCATTTTGATGGTCACTATACTCGTACACAAAACGGTCTCCAAGAATTTAAAAATTGATTATGAACATTTCTCCTGAAACTCTGAATATCCTGAAGAACTTCTCTTCCATCAACTCTTCGTTGGTTGTGAAGAAAGGAAACGTTCTTCGGACTATTTCTCCTGCAAAGAATATCCTCGCTAAATATCAGTGTACAGAGACCTTTGATAAGGACTTTGCACTCTATGATCTGAATGAGTTTCTTGGTGGTCTGTCTTTGTTCAAAGATCCAGAGTTTGACTTTGGTGATGAACAGTATGTGACAATCAAGAGTGGTCGTTCTAAGGTGAAGTATTTCTTCTCCGATCCGAGTGTGATTACTGCTCCTCCAGAAAAAGATATTGATCTTCCTTCTGTTGATGTTGAGTTTACACTTTCAGATTCTGATCTGACTTCTCTTCTTCGTGCATCTAGTGTGTATCAACTTCCCGATCTTTCTCTGATTGGAAAGGATGGTGAGATGTCGTTGGTTGTTCGTACAAAGAACAATGACACTTCTAACAACTACTCTGTGAACGTTGGTACTACAGATAATGAGTTTGTGTTCAACTTTAAAGTTGAGAACCTCAAGATGCTCTCGGGAGTGTATACTGTACAAATCTCCAAAGCCAACATCTCTATGTTCACCAGTGAGAAATGGAATCTTTCTTATCTGATTGCTTTGGAACCTGATTCCACTTTTAATTGATTATTTTTTGAGGAAGACTAAATGAGTGATTTTCTTTGGGTTGAACAGTACAGGCCAAAAGTTATTGATGATTGTATTCTTCCTGACCATATCAAAACTACTCTGAAGGACTTTGTTAATAAAGGAGAGATTCCTAATCTTCTCCTTTCTGGTCCTCCAGGTATTGGTAAAACAACCGTAGCAAAAGCTTTATGTAACGAACTTGGTGTAGATTCATATGTCATTAACGGATCCGACGAAGGTAGATTCCTTGATACTGTTAGAAACCATGCGAAAAACTTCGCTGCGACCGTATCGCTTACGGCAACTGCTAAACACAAAGTCATCATCATTGATGAGGCAGATAACACAACCAACGACGTTCAACTCCTCCTACGGGCGTCTATTGAGGAATTTAGTAAAACTTGCAGATTCATCTTCACCTGCAACTACAAAAACAAAATCATTGAACCGCTCCACTCTAGATGTGCAGTCTTTGATTTCTCAATTCCAGGAAAACAAAAACCAGTTGTCGCATCAAAATTCTTCAACCGTATCAGGACTATTCTTGAGACAGAGGGTGTTGAATATGATGAGAAAGTTGTCGCTGAAGTAATCAGTAAATACTTTCCTGACTGGAGACGAGTTCTAAACGAACTGCAGAGGTATTCTGCAAGTGGGAAAATTGATACTGGTATCCTTGCAACTATTGCAGATGTCAATATCAAAGATCTCGCTGCAAACATGAAAGAGAAAGATTTTTCTGGTGTTCGTAAATGGGTTGTAGAAAACCTTGATAATGATACTGCATCCATCTTTCGTAAAGTCTATGAGACGATGTATTCTGTTCTGGAACCTGCATCTATTCCACAGGCTGTTCTCATCTTTGCTAAATACCAATATCAAGCCGCATTTGCAGTTGATCAAGAGATCAATGTTCTTGCTTGCTTTACCGAACTAATGTGTGATTGTAAATTCAAATGAACGTAAAACTGATTCGTATGTCTTCTGGTGAAGACGTTGTTGCTACTGTTGTGAATGATGCAGATGGAATTCTCACCGTTCAGGATGCGATTGTTGCAATTCCTACTGGACAGGGACAGATGGGATTTGCTCCTTGGTCTCCTATTCTCAGCAAAGAAGAAAAAGAAATCCCCGTAAATAAAAATTTTGTGGTCTATATTGCAGAAGTTAATTCTGATATTGTTGATCAATACCGACAAATGTTTAGTACAATTGTAACTCCTGATAAGAAGATCATTGTCTGATGAACTACATTACCAAGTCTGACATCAACCAGTTTGGATCATACTCAGACCGAAAAAATAACTTTGATGATGACAAAGAAATTGATGTCATGATCAATTTTTTACAAGGTGTATATGAGAATGATCCATCCATAACATATAAACCAAAACCAGATGGTGATTATGGTGTTGACTTGGGTGTATATTGGGGAAGTAAATTAGCTACAACTGTAGATGTAGAACGATGGAGTGCCTGGACTGATGACTGGCCCGAATTCTATAGACATGTAAGTTTCTTGGGACGTAAAGAGAAATTCCTCAAAAAAGGTGTTGGGTTTCTCATGGCGTATTTTAACTTTGATTTGACTAAAGTTATTGTCGTTGACAAACAAACAATCTTACAGTATCCTACTGTTGATAGACACACTAAGGGAAAGGTAGATCGCATCAAAAAAATACATTTTGATGGTGCAAGACTGTATGGTTCAAATCTTACAGAACGTGAAAAGTCCCTGTTTAAAAAACATTATTATTGTGAATTGAAATGATCTTATCTCCAGAAGACACTCTGTATGCATACGAAAAGATCAAGGAGGCTTACGGTTCTATCAACCGTATTGATGATTATTTTCGGATGAAAAAGATTGAACGTATCAAAGAAATTCCAACTCCGTTGTTTGGTCTTTCCATGGAAGATGATATGTTCCAGAAGTATGATATGCATCCCGAAGATATGAATTTTCGTATCGTCACTCCAGATCATACTACCTTCAATACTCTTCTGGAAATGACTGCATCATTTACCTATGAGGAGGCGCCTGGGAAGGAACAGAAGCTAATCCTCCAGGAGACCACCACAGGGACCGCTGTGGGGTTCATTAAGCTGGGTTCTCCCACCATCAACTCCAAACCCCGCAACGACTGGCTTGGAGGGACGCCTGACCTCACCATCTTCAATCGTAGGGCCATCATGGGGTTTATTATTGTCCCCGTGCAACCGTTTGGTTTTAACTATCTCGGTGGTAAACTTCTGTCGTTGGTTTGTTGTTCTCATGAAGTTCGTGAGATGCTAAATAAGAAGTATGACACAGAAATGTGTTTGTTTGAAACTACTTCTCTGTATGGAAACATCAAAGGAACCAGTCAGTATGATGGTATGAAACCATTTCTACGTTATCGTGGAGATACTGAATCTAAGTTTCTTTTGACCCTTCCAGATTTCATCTATCATGATCTTCACAAGTGGTTCATTCAGAAGAACGATGGTGAACAACTAGTACACAAAGGTGCTTCTAGTCGCAAACTCAAGATTCAAACAAAGATGATTTCCATCATCAAGAACTCTCTGAAAGAAAATCATCCAGAGATGCACAAGGAGTTTGTTAACTTTATCAAGTCACGGGAAGATATCACAACTAAGAAACGTTTCTATATGTCCGACTATGGATATGAGAATGTCAAAGATGTTCTTCTCGGAAACACAGAAACCCTGATTCCAAACAAAGAAAACTTTGACAAGTTCTATTTTGAGAACATGGTGAAGTGGTGGAAGAAGAAAGCCTCTAATCGTTATGAGAGACTGAAGGAAGAGAAGTCTGTCCGAACTAATCTTGAAGTTTGGAACGCTAATACTATGAACACAATTGATATTATCCGATGACTCTTACAAAATTTCTACGCGATACTCAATACGAGAAAACTATCAGGATTCTAGTCTATCCGAACATTACATATTCCAAGGATCTTACTAAGGATAGTTATATCCAGGTGATCACTAACATGATCACGGAGTTGAATAAAATTAGAACTGATTTGTATTTCTATCTGATTCTCCCAGAGTTTTTGGAGATGCTTGACTTTCCAAATACTCATCAGTACCTCATGGAGTATCCTACTTATCCTCCAACGATGAGATCTCACTTTGATGTGAAGAGGTTTCAGGAGATTGTAGGACATGACATTGATATTGATCTAGTTTTCAGCCATCTACCAGAACATACTCATGCAGTCAAAAATGTCATCGGTAATATTACTCACCACACTCCTTTGTACTTTGGGTATTGCCATTGGTTTGATCTGGACAATGTAGTGTCTTGGTCTGTTCCAAGTTTTGATCAAAACATTCTGGGTGTTCTAGAGATGGAGAAGTGTTATCTGAATACTCAACATCAAAAGGATCTGGTGATTGATCAAGCTCTTAAAACTTTCAGTGTTGATAAAGTATTTAAACTGAACGCTGTACTTGAAGTTCAACATCTCGGAGTTCAGGAATATGATATTGTTCCACCTCTGAAGTCAACGAATAAAACTATCGTCTTTAATCATCGTCCAGATGCATATAAAGACTTCAGTAATTTCATGAAGGTTATTGAGAAACTGAGAGAAGAACGTCAGGATTTTGATGTATGGATTCCTTTGCTTGATACATCTCCACACTCCTGGATTGATATCTCTAAGTATAATAAAGAACGGTACTACAGGAAACTTCAAACCTGCAGAGTTGGATTTTCTCCAAGACAAGTTTATGGTGGGTGGAGTGTATCTACAACTGATGGTATTATGAATGGTTGTCCATTCATCATGTATGATGCTCCTTATTACCACGAACTAAATCCTGTTGCAGATTTCTTTTCGGATTATCCACAAGCCATTGAACTTCTAAACAAGTATCTTGATGATGAAGTTTACAGGAATGAAAAGGTCAAACAATCACAAACTCACATGAGAACCAATCTCATTTATGCAGATGAGATTATCAACATGAGTAACTACATTGATTATTTGATCAGTAAACTGAAGACTACCAATACTCCAGTTACAGATAAACTTATCGCAACAATCAAAGAGAAAGGACAGATCACCAAACGTGAGTTGTTCAGAGATACTCTTGGTTGGGGCCGTGGTATGAAATTTGGTCCTTATCGTCGTGCATTAATTAAACACCCCAACATCTATGATACAATGGATGAATCACCTACTTATTGCTGGATTGAAAAATGAAATGTGAAGTGACTTTATACAAAGCCGGAACGGTTTTTAAGGAAGAAGTGATTGCAACAGACTATAAAAATGCAAAGGAAGTTGCAATTGCAAGAAATCCTGGTGCTAAAGTTGTTGGTGTTACTGCGGTATTTAAATAATGGAACTGAAAGACTGGTTGAACTCTATTAACACAAATAAAAAGAATCTGATTGATGAGGATCCAGACTCTGTGAAAGAGTATGCACCATACATCATCAATAAGTGTATGTCTGGTCACTTAGACACGGTTCTTCTTGCTAACGAAATGAACATCAATAGTCAGTTAGACAAGAAGATGCAATATGACTTTTTTATAAATATTGTGAGGCCTAGAAAGAGGTTTTCCCCTTGGTTAAAGAAGGAGAAGATTGAATCTTTGCAGGTTGTAAAACAATATTATGGTTATAGTGAAGAGAAAGCTAAAAGTGCTCTCAAAATTTTGACACAAGATCAAATTGACTTTATTAAACAAAAGATGAACCGTGGAGGAAAACAATGAGTGACCAACTAGAGTATAACTGGTCTCAGGATCAAATGGTTGAAGTAGTCCTGAAAGAACCTGATGATTTTTTGAAAGTACGAGAAACTCTCACTAGAATTGGTGTAGCATCTCGCAAAGAGAAAAAGATCTATCAGTCTTGCCACATTTTGCATAAACAGGGCAAGTACTATATTGTACACTTTAAAGAACTGTTTGCACTTGATGGTAAGAAAGCAAACCTGTTTGTAAACGACGTGCAACGTCGCAACCGTATTGCACAACTTCTCTCCGACTGGGGACTGATCACAATTGTTGATGCATCCAGAGTTGAAGATGCAGCACCACTCAGTCAAATTAAAGTTCTTGCTTATAAAGATAAGGGAGAATGGACTCTGGAAAGTAAGTATAATATTGGCAAGAAAAAAGTTGAAGCATAAAAAAGGAGGGTTACCCCTCCTTGAAATGTTTCTTTCCTTTTCTTCGTTCAACCCTCCGAATTTCGGGGGGTTGTTTTTTTATAGGAAATCTTCTTTGCTCTGTAAATAGACCATCATTTGTAATGATCCTAGCAAGAACAAGAATCTGAACCAATAATTTCATCCTAGAGTTGCAATGTAGTATTGTGCTTCTTGGAGTCTCTTTTGCTTTTTAATTTGTTTACGAATTACATCTAACCAGTTCATTGTGCTACCTCCTGATTCTTGCAGGGACGGTATGCAACACCACGATAAGTATTCTGTGGATGTGCTGGTGCATGTGTCTGCGAATACCACTTACGATATTCTTCTTTAGGGGTATCAGTATTATACTGACAACCTCTGTAGGTTGCTTGTGACATTAGGGTTCTCCTTAATTTTTAGGCTAAAGAGCGTTCCTTCAGTCGGCGTTTGCGTTCGCTATTTGCAAATAGCGAATGAACGATCCGTTCCGCGTCGGCTTACTTCCGTCCACAAAAGTGGATGAACGTGCAGATATTTATCAACCTACCGTTGTAACATTTGATACAAAAATCCAGGTAAACATTATTGTGTAGTAGATTGAACCAAAAATAAGAATAGTCTTAATCATGATGGATATGCGTGTGTAAGTCCCCAAAAAACAAATAATCCAATTGAACCAAATAAGCAGATACTAGTGAGTATTAGTTTTATCATCTTTTGTTTCCAAGTATGCTAGTCTTAGAATGTAATAAATTACATATGCGGTGCCGGCAAGACCAACACCGAGAATTGTAAAAACTCCCCATGGTAATTCACTCATCGTTTTCATCCTCGTATGTACATGGTTCTTCAAATAATTCCATCATCTTTTGTTGCATTACAAGATCTTGTAATTCTTTAATATCTTCTTCTGTAATAATCATTCCTCAAATGACATTAGAATGTGTCCGTATTGTCTATGGTAATCTAGATGCTTCTTCCCCCAAGGTATCACTCTCCACTCGGTAGTGCCGTCGTGTTTAAGAAGTAAAATTCGTAATTTTCTCATCTAGAGACTTTATAGGTATTTATTCGGATGACCGAAAAAATATGTTCGGATGTCACGGTTTGCAAAAAATAGAGTTTGTGATTAAATAGTATGGAACGCCTTCGGGGTTCACTACCTATTAGACGCTCAAAGGAGGTCACTATGTCAACTCTATCCAGATACACCACCGCTGATATTCCAGCAATTCTTGACAATCTATATAATCTAGATGATTGGTTCACAAGAATCAAAACTTATCCAAATACCATGCCATCAAACTATCCACCATATAATGTAGTAAAAGTTGACAACAGCAATGTTGTTATTGAAATGGCAGTAGCAGGATTCAAGAGAGAAGAACTTGAAGTAACAACTGAGAAAAATATTCTCACAGTTTCTTCAACTAAAGTAGAGGAGGAAGATACTAGAGAGTATGCATACAGAGGTTTAGCGAGAAGGTCATTTAAAAAGTCCTGGGAAATCTCTGGAGATTCTGTTGTTGATCATGTAACATATGAAGATGGAATTCTATCAATTCACATCAAACAAATTATTCCAGAAGAGAAGATGAAAAAGGTGTATGATATTAAATAAATAGTATCGCTACCCCCCAATATCGTCGGCATCGGAAAGGGGCCCTGGTCAGAATCAGGAGCCCCTTTCCTCTTGCGTTTTTTAGCTACCTGTGGTATAGTGGTAGCATGAGTCCTATGCGTGATTACTATGAATGTTCAACTGCTTCTATTGATTTCAAATGATTATATTATCTGTGATCTGGAAGAACTTGACGAAGAACCTTCTGTGTACATGAAAAATCCTTACAAGGTTGATTCGTTGACTTATTGGGATTACAATGATGATGACAAACACTTTCCTCCAGACAACGCAGTGTTCTTGAGAACAACTGAGGAAAGAAATATTAAAGATCAAAAAGAAATAATTTCAGTTCAAACTGATTATGCTCAACTTACAAAGTATCCAGATTTTACAAACGATGATGATGTGTTGATGAGATCTGATAGAATCATCACCGTTGTGGAACCATCTCCAGAAGTTTTAAACCTTTACACCAAACTTATCTCTAAATGAATTTTTACACGAACATTCAACTAGTCTCCGATCAAATTCTTTATCGTGGATATGAAAACGGTGAACGTGTAATGTATCGTGATAAAATGTCCCCTACATTATTCGCTCCATCTAAGAAAGAAACTAAGTACAAAACTCTAGATGGTCAGTTTGTAAAACCTATCAAGTTCCTGACTGTTCGTGAAGCCAGAGACTTCATCAAAAAATATTCTGAGGTTGGGAACTTTGATATTTACGGATACGAAAGGTTCCTGTATCAGTATATTGCTGATAAGTATCCTCAGGATGAAATTCGTTTTGATATGTCTAAGATGAACATTGTTTGTCTTGATATTGAGGTTGAGTGCGAGAATGGATTCCCTGATGTGGAAAGTGCATCTGAGGAGATTCTATGTATCACTGTAAAGGATCTGAATACAAAACAACTGATTGTTTGGGGAACCCGTGAGTTTGAAAACAAACGTGATGATGTAACTTATGTTGATTGTTTTGATGAGAAGAGACTTCTTCATGAGTTTCTGACTTGGTGGACTCAGAACACTCCAGACGTTATTACTGGTTGGAACGTATATCTTTACGATATTCCATACATCGCTCGTCGTCTGGAACGTGTATATTCGGAGAAACATATGCGTTCTCTGTCTCCATGGAATCTGATTAACTATCGTGAGTTTATGAATCAGGGTCGTAAGAATATTGCTTACGATCTTGGTGGTGTATCTTGTCTTGACTATCTTGATCTTTACAAGAAGTTTACTTATACCAACCAAGAATCTTATCGTCTTGATCACATTGCATTTGTTGAACTTGGTGAAAAGAAACTTGATCACAGTGAGTATGAAAACTTCAAAGCTTTCTATACTTACAACTGGCAGAAGTTTGTGGAATACAACATCCATGACGTAGAACTTGTTGATCGTCTTGATGACAAGATGAAACTGATTGAGTTGTGTTTGACTATGGCGTATGACGCAAAACAAAACTATGAAGATGTCTATTCTCAGGTGAAGACTTGGGACAATATTATCTTCAACTATCTCAAGAAAGATAACATCGTAGTTCCTCCAAAGATTGTTAACAAGAAAGATGCAGCATATGCAGGTGCATATGTGAAAGAACCAAAACCTGGATTGTATGACTGGGTTGTGAGTTTTGACTTAAACTCTCTGTATCCTCACTTGATCATGCAGTACAACATCAGTCCAGAAACTCTGGTTGATGAAAAACATCCAAGTATCAATGTTGATAAAATCCTGACACAACCAATCATCTATGATGATAAGTATTGTGTTTGTGCAAATGGTGCTCAGTATCGTAAGGATATTCAGGGGTTTCTTCCAAAACTTATGGAGAAGATCTACAACGATAGGACAATCTTCAAGAAGAAGATGCTTGCTGCAAAACAAGAGTATGAGAAAACTCCTACTGATGAATTAATGAAGGAGATTGCACGTTGCAATAACATTCAGATGGCGAGAAAGATCTCTCTCAACTCTGCTTATGGTGCAATTGGTAATGAATACTTCAGGTATTTCCGAATCACAAATGCAGAAGCTATTACTTTGTCTGGTCAAGTTTCTATCCGTTGGATTGAAAACAAGATGAATGAATATCTAAATAAGATTTTAAAAACAGACGGAGTAGATTATGTTATCGCTTCTGATACCGATTCCATTTATCTGCATATGGATCCTGTGGTTCAAACTGTATTCAAGGGACGAGAGAAAACTGATGCGAGCGTTGTCAACTTCCTTGATAAGGTCTGTAAGGTGGAACTTGAAAAATATATTGAAGGTTCTTACAAAGAACTGGCTGAAAAAGTAAACGCATTCAGTCAGAAGATGCAGATGAAACGGGAGAACATTGCTGACCGTGGAATCTGGACCGCAAAGAAGCGTTACATTCTAAATGTATGGGACAGTGAAGGAGTTCGTTATGAAACGCCGAAACTTAAAATCATGGGTCTTGAAACTGCGAGATCTTCTACACCCGCTTATTATAGAGATAAACTCT